AAATTTATTGAAGTTGGTAGATGAAATGGTGGATGAACATAGTCTGGTTCTTGCTGATGGAGTTAGAGAATTTGACTCCGGCGGCATGAATTATGAAGAACTAAAGGGTTTGGTCACGAACAAAATGGTTCAACTTGTTATGGATATTTACGCGGACAGGAATATGACCGACCTAGAAAAAACCGTGTCAATCATTTCATCCATGAGTTACTTGAGCATGGAAAATTTTGTGATACATGTAGATAGGTTGAAGAAAGGTTATTGATCATGGTCGCGTTTGGGGCGATTATTGTTATTATTGCGGTGAGTTTCATGAGTTATCCGACATGCAACAGCGCGAAATCTGGGTAGTAACTGGAAAGTCGGGTGGTTCGACAACGTATCGCGGGTCGATGCACGGTTAAAGTGGTGGAAAGAATGGTAGCCGAAGACAAACCGGGGGTGGCGTCTCATATAACACGGGTCGCAAATATTACAAACGAAAACCGGTTTTGATATGTAACGAGCGCATTCAAGAAGAACAGGAACAAGCGACGCGAGCAGCCAAGGTCAAATCGACATATGAATCATTTGCGATAAAACTGTTTGGTGTAGGTATAGGTGCGGTTGTACTCGCAAATATATTTTCTTGGTTTAGCCCAGTGATACCATTTTTGATTATAACAGTTGCAATTTTAATATTCTTGAAAGGATGAATAATGCTAAAGTTTGAGTATTCTGATGATGAAAGTACATTGGCACGCAGTATCTTCAGGGAAGATATGACGTGGGATGAGGCGTTTCAATATTTCTTCGAGTTTCTTGGAGGTTGTGGATATATTTTTCCAAAGGAAGTTAACAGTTTTGATGAACTAATAAACATATATCACCCCGTGCCGGAGGTTCATGAAGAATTCAAGAATTTTCGACCAATGTGTTCAAAGCCTCAACATATCGGTTGTCCCGCGAGACTAGATTCTGGCGAATGTGAAACTGTGGAATATTGTATTTGGAAGGAATCTAATGAATCGATGGAATGATTACTTCATGGACTTGGCAATAAGATCGTCCGAAATGTCTTATTGCAACAGGTTGAAAGTTGGTGCTACTGCTGTTCGGGATAATCGCCCAATACTAAGTTCTTGGAATGGTACGCCTACTGGATCGGACAATTGTTGTGAAGAAACAAAATCTCGATGGGTAACTGATGAGTATGGTTTGAACGGTAAAACTGAATATTATACCGTGACCAAAGATGAGGTTTCTCATGCTGAGGAAAATTTGATTACTTGGGCTGCCAAAGAGGGGATTTCTCTCAATGGGTGTACTTTATACGTTACCCACAACCCATGTGTTCATTGCGCAAAGTTGATAAAAAAATCTGGTATCGAACATGTTGTATGGAAAGATCAATATCGAAGCGATGCTGGCCTGAATTATTTTACTAAATATCAGGTTAAAACAACTCAGTATACAAAGACATGAAAATAAAGATTTTTTGCTGGGAATGTGATACAGAATTCAGTGTATCGTATCAAGGGGATGAACCTCTACATCATTGCCCATTATGCGGGGCTGATCTAGAAGTCAACGATGAGGATGTAACACAAGAATCAGATTAACGCTGCTTCTAGTTCATTATGAAGATTCGGAGTCTTGGCGAACCAGTTCCGCATTATCTTTGCCCTAATATTTCCATTCAGGCATAATGGATCAAACAGGGCACCAGTTTTGTAAAGTGCCCATTCTTCCGAATATGCCATGGCTCCCATCGTAGTGACGAATATTAATATTTTTCGTTCAAACTGATTCGGATCGGCTTTTGCTAATCCTTTGATTTCATCGTTGGATGACCAGTAGTCTTTCCAGTCACTCTCTTTTCTGATTTTCTTCTTCTTACCATTGACAGTCTTTGTTGCTGACTTTGTAAGTAAACGTCTTCCTATATACCATTTCCCCGTTGTTTTTTGTGTTATCTTATAGATGAATCCAATAGACCCTACTGGTATCGCGTCATCTGTTATAGGCACTCCGTTGTAAATCCATGAATTCATTGAGTTTTCTCTGGTGTGTTGACATTAATTCGTTCCTAATGTAGTATATATGCAGTGAAAACGGAGAAGATCATGAAAAACTTTAAAGTTGGTGACTTGGTGACTTGGTGACTTGGTGACTTGGTTAACCACTCACAACATTACTTTGAGAGCACTGGGAGCCCATTGATTCTCTCACTTATGGTATAGTCACTGAAGTTTATTTTTTTGCTGGCGATTCTGATCTGGTCGCCGTTGCCGCCGGCCGCGTGTTCATTGGCAGGGTGAAGCGGGGGTCGGTCGTGACGCTGCAAGTCATGACATCAACGATTTCTTTGCTAGTAAAAAATGCCTATGATTTTTATGGTACGCCACTTGGACGTATGTGGTCTACTGCTGATCATGAACAACAACATTACATTTTCCGCCGCGAACTAAAATATTGATTGACGGAAACTGAAGAGCAGAAACTGGTTGCAGAATTATCCTCCTGTTGCACATGGTTGGAATTTGATAAAGTATTTTGAAGACAAATTTTTCGTAACAATTGCAATAAGGTTTAACCCTAATCATGGACTTTAGACGATATGAAAATGCGGTAAATGCCGCGTTCCATAGGCAGATTCAAGAATTCAAATTAATGGAACGTCAAGATTATCTTGAGTTGTTTTCCATCGCAATTCATTCACAATGGCGGGGCCAGGGTCTAGGAAGTGCGATTATTGAAGACTTGATCGAATTTGCTAGGGAACAAAAGAAGTACAAGGGTATTCAGTTACAGGTGGATCATAAGACAAAGGCAAAACTCGTCCCGTTTTATGAGAGTTTCGGTTTCGTGTCCATTGATGACGAAATAATGGATTTCATGCGCATTTATTTTGATGAGGTATAAAATGAGTAAATATATTGTCGATGCTTTGAACACTGGCGTTGTCGATATCGAATTCACTAAGAAGAACGGTTCGACTCGATTTATGAAAGGAACTCGTTGTTTTGACTTGATTCCTAATGAACATTATCCGATGGTCGATCCAATTAAGGAACAAAATGCTACGGAAGTTGATGCTGATCTGGTCAAGGTATTTGATCTTGATATCAACGAGTGGCGCGCTTTCCGTCTTTCTCGTCTAGTATCATGGTGCCCAGAAACGATTCCTCCGGGAATGTAATATGATAGAGATTTTTATTGGATTTGGTGTTGGTGTTTTTGTGTGTTTCATGCTCAACATTTTGTGGGCATGTTATCGTAATACTCATGGAGAAAATAATGGCAACTGCTGAAATTGTACTACCCTCAAATCCCGCTGACCTGAAAGTTATTCAAGACGCAGTTAAGGAAGCAAACGATTCGATGATTCTAATTACTTCTGAAAAAGAACTAATCAAGGATATCGTGGCTGATCTGGCTGAGAAATATGAAATTCCTAAGAAGTATTTCAATAAGATGATTCGCACATATTACAAGTCGTCATTTGATAAGGAAATGGCAGAAAAGGACGATTTTTCGGAACTTTATATTGCGGTAACTGAGGCAAAGTAAATAAAATGACAACAGCTAAAGTTCGTGAAAAGCGACATGCCTCAGTCAAACAAGGATGGGCGCATAGTGTGCCTAAGTTCAACATCATGGACTATCAACTGTCTATGATCAAAGTGTTATCATATTTTGCCGCCGAGGTCGAGAACAAGGATAAGCAAGCAATTTCGATTTCGTATTGGAACAAGTCTGGTAAGAACGTCAAAGGTCTAGCACGATTGGCCGATGGTTGGTTCGCTCAAGCTGGCCCGCTCGCATATCTACTTGACAACAACGTGCCGCTAGAGCAGCATCACGAAAAATACCTCGAAGATGTTTATCAAACCCTCATGGATAGAGTGTCCAAGAGCATCGAGGACGAAAAACGTGAGGTCAAGGTAGTCTCACCTGTCGCCGTAGTTCCTAAAGACAAAAACCTGATTTTGGCAAAAAAACTTGGCGCTGAGATTGATGGGCATATCGAGCAGGCCTTTACTCTCAAGGGAAAGTACACTTTCGAAGTGCGCGACTTTTTGGTAAAGTCGGGTGCTTCTGCTCCCGTTGTGAAAATAATACTCGGTTTCTACACTGGTCTGAACAAGGAAATGAAACTCGCCGGCGCCGACGGAGAATATCAAACGTCGGAAGCCTATGCTTGGCTAGGTGTTCGTGGCATCAAGAGAATGCAGGATTGGATGCAAAATCTTGTAAATTCGTTGAATAACACAGCATTGGCAGTCAAGACTACTCGTAAACCGAGAAAGAGTAATGAAAAGCCCAAGAGTGAACTTGTGGCCAAGATTCAGTATCAGAAAGAAGAGGCCACGTTGAAACTTCGGTCAATTACTCCCGACAACCTTATCGGCGCAGGAATCGTTTGGATTTTCAATACACAATATCGTAAATTGTTCAAATATGTTGCTCAAGACGGTATGAAGATCACAGTCAAAGGTACCACATTGCAAAACTTCGATCCTGAAAAGAGTGGGGCAAAGACAATTCGAAAACCAGAAGCATATTTTCCAGAGTTGACAAATGCAACAAGTCGCCCATGGTCAAAAGCATTTAATGGTGTAAGGAGTGTTATGTCAAAGGCAACTGGTCGACTAAATCAACAATCTATTATTTTGAAGGTGTTCTAATGAATTACGATAAACAGTTTTAATGGATGGATGTTCTTTATGTTCTCGTTTCACGTGTCAATGGCATTTTAAAGGAAGAAGGTCTAGACGGTACTGTAAAGGTACATCAAATCTTCATCAAGAATATGCAAATTTCAAAGGAACTACAAGAGCCTGCATTAAATACAGAACGAACTAAAAGCTAAGGACTACGAAGTGCAGCTTGCCGCACTCGAAGCGAAACGTCTTACTGAACTTGCACAGAATCACGCAAACATTGATTATATGAATGCGAAGGCTACGATGAACATCTCCGAAGCTGTTCTTGAGGGTAAAGTAAACACCATCATTATGCCTTATGACTTCAAGGGCATGATCAACATCAAGTAAAGGAATTATATGACTGAAAATACTACTCCCGCAAAACGTAAGGGCAACCCCAACTTCGGTAAGCGTGACGAAAATGGAAATCTATTGATTTCTTCTGCGTCAAAAAAGAATGAAAACCATGTTGTTAGTGCATCAAAGGTACGTGAGTCTCTTGGTGAAATCTGGGCAAGTTTCTATGCGGCTATCTTATCAACGTACAACACTCCCGGCCCTGCTGTAGTCGCCGCGGCTGCCAAGACTGCCGACGATGCCTTAGTCGAATATAAGAAGCGTTTCTAAAATGATCCTTTTGGATTTTTCACAAATCGTTATTTCTGGCATCCTAGCAAACTTAGGAAAAGATGCCAGAAGGGACAATCCCAATGCCAAGAGTCTGATAAAGCATATGGTTCTTACTTCTTTGTTAACATATTCAAAAAAGTACACGGAAACATATGGTGAATTGGTTCTAGCTGTTGATTCGAAGCACTATTGGCGCAAAGACGTTTTCCCAAACTACAAGGGCAATCGTAAGAAGATGCGGGAAAAGTCTCATATCGACTGGGATTTTGTGTATGAAGTAATCAATGAAGTGAAAGACGACCTGCGTGAGAATTTTCGGTACAAAATGATTGAAGTTCAATGTGCGGAGGCGGATGATGTTGTCGCGTGTATCGTCAAGTATCTGCAAACAAACGAACTTGAACAAACTGGGCTTTTTCATGATTCCCCACAAGATGTTTTGATCGTAAGTGCCGATGGGGACTTTGTACAGTTGCAAGAGTATCAGAACGTTCGTCAATGGTCTCCGATTCTCAAGAAATTTGTGACACCAAAAATGTCGATCAAGGAATATAAGATCATTCATATCTGTACAGCAGGTGATGACGGCATTCCGAATATCTGTTCGCCCGATGACGTTTTCATGCGTGATGATCTGCGTCAAACTCCGTTCAAAAAAGCAAGACTCGAGGAATTTTTTGAAAAAGGGATCGATGCATGTAAGAACGACATGGAACGTCGAAACTTTCAGCGAAATAAGACTCTTATTGATTTTGATTGTATTCCCGATGATATATATCAGAAGATCATTGATGAATATACATCATATAAGATCAAAGGAAACAAGACGAAGGTGTACAACTATCTTGTAAAAAATCGAATGAAACTTCTGCTGGAAGATGCAGGTAAATTTTGAGGGAAAATATATGGCAATTGAATATGCTAATGAAATCTTGAAAAAGATTGACGATGCCGAAGGTGACACAAAGGTTCAGTTATTGAAGAAGTACGGAGCAATGACTCCATGGAATCTTCTGTTGAGTTTGAATTTTCATGATCAAATCAAGGTAAACGTGCCAGATGGAATGCCTCCATATAAGCGTGATGAATCTATCAATCCAGACTTTTTCAAGACGACACTAGGTAGAGAAATTCGACGTGTTGGTGCAATTCTCGTTGGTCGATCTGAACATATCGCAAAGCTGCAACGTGAGGCAATCTTCATTCAGATTCTTGAAGGTGTGCCACCTGGCGAGGCCGACGTCCTTTGTTTCGCCAAGGACAAAGCACTTGAAGAAATGTATCCAACGATCACGTATGATCTAGTCGCATCTGTTTTCCCGGATTATTGCCACAAAACAGAGACTAAATAAAATGCCCTTGTATGAGTTTCAATGCACAAAATGTGGGCATGTTTTTGAAGAATTTTTGAGCGTCAGTAATCGTCATATGCCTGTATCCCAAGCATGCCCATCATGTGAGGAATCCGGAAATATAGTGTCAGTTTTAGGCACTCCACCAATTGCTGATCCAGTGCGTCTTGGAAGAATCAAAGCGCCAGAATCTTTTAGAGACTTGCTCCGTCACATAAAGAGCAGAAATGCCGGCAGCACACTTGATATAAACTAGGAGAAACCTTGTATTCTACCGATGATGAAGCACACACAATCGACAAACTGCGTGATCGTCGCAAAAAGAAAGTTCCCGCTGCAAAGAAAAGTTCCAGTTTCGATAATTTGGCGTTGAAGCATGTCGAACCTCTTACCGAAGCACAACGACAACTTTTCTT